AGCATTTTGTACAAACGTGGAGTCGAAGGGTCCCTCAACAATGTAAATGGGTTTCGAAGAATCCACTTGGTCAAGACCATAAATCTTCGGGGCATCATCAGAAAGCATCACAGTGATATATTTAACAGAGTTAGGTCCTAGTGCTCTTCCCTGGAAACCAATCAAGTTACTTTCAGTATCATACATTGGTATAATAATGCGACTCTCATCCCTACCAATAGTGTCGAACGTAACTTTTTGAGTGTTTGTCCACTCCTTAAAATTGTTAGCAAAATAAAACTTTTCGGGATCAAGTCGTCTTTTTTCCAAATAGTTTTTTGCTATTTCTACTTCTGATGCTTTTGGTAATTCCAGTTTCTTTTTAAAGACGGGTTTAGTAAATTCAAATTTAGGTTCTTCTACAACGAAGTTCTTACCCGTATGTCCTTCTTTAAACTTCTCCATCGTGTACTGCTTGTATAGTACGGTATCAATCTCTTTAAGGAAATTATTAAAAGACATACTAGCACCACAATTGTGACACTTGAAGTTGGTATTGTTCTTTACGGGATACAAATATCCCCTCGTCTTGTTCTTGTTCTTCTGGGAGTCTCCACAAATAGGGCAGCGGAAGTTGTAGAGATCCGACTTAACCCTCTTAAATTTTTGCAAGCGTGATGAAACGAGTCCAATATACTTGGAGTCAACAAAATCCATTATGAAAGATTACTTTGCTCTTTCTATTGTAATCTGGGATGACCTAGAAGTCAAGACATTGGGTAACCAAGATCCAGCAAGTGTAACTACAATAACTACAACAGCAAGAACACCACCAACTTGCCATCTAAACTTTAAAAGATTGTCAATATTTTCTTCTATCTTATTAAATCTTTCTGCCATTTCATCATGCTCTACCTGATTATCCTTTTTGATTTCATCAATCATTCGAATGAGGAGTTCATCAGTTTTCATACTTTGTTCAATCCTCTCATCATGTTTTGCAAGAATCGTAGCGATGCGTGAATTACCTTCGGAAATCTTATCGACCGCTGATTCTAATTTTGATAACATTTCGCGGGATAGATCTTCATAAATACCGAGTTTAGATTCAAGAACCGCTAATTTTGATCCTGACAACATTGTCCTACTGAGGTGGAGTTCTTCTTTGCAACCAGTTTTTACGAAATCCTTTTCCGTAAATATACTTCTTTCCTTTGCGGACTGGAGGATCATCACCAGACTCTTTAGTTCCAGCGATTTGACCTGCACCAAGATTCATTGTTGGTGCTTCTTCCTTTAAAGAACGAATAATACCAATAATTCTATCGATATCCATTAGATTGAATTTAGTTCGTTTAAACAATAGTGATCTTCAAGTATTCCATGAATTTCTGTTTTTGGATATTCAGGAATTCTATTTAAGAATAACAAGAAACTTTTTATAGGTGGCCAAAGATTTTGCTCTAAATTATAAAAAAGCAAAGGAATTGCTGCATCATCAAATACATTAAAGAGAACTGTAAGATGATTTAGAATTAAATGAGTCTTCAATACACCAGTATTTTTGTATCTTTTTAATAATCTCTTAATATACTTAATTCTTTTCAAGTCGTCCTCAAAATCTTCCATGGTCAAAGCATGAGGATTATTGTAAAATTTTATAGCGAAGAGTAAATAATTACTCTCATTCAATTCATCAAATCTCATATCATATTATCAGCTATCTGGGAATCTTGCGTCGTCAGCAGCATCTCCTGAACCAGTGGTGATTCCACTAAATGCAACTAGGGTTTCTGACTTAACTCTGAAGTTTCCATGATTGTCAACATAGGTTGTTACACCAACCCAACCAGCATGAGTTACGCCATAAGCACCAACTTTAGATCCAACTGTCGTTGTACGTGCAATACCAGTTTCAATAGTATCTACACCAAACACTGCGGAGAATCTATTTACTTTAACGTCAGGTGCGTTATATTGATGATCTTCAAGAGTATATTTTGGTTTTTGAGTTACAGTATATGCAGCACCAGCAATAGCACCATTCAATGGAATCAAGAATTGTGTTGAACCAATTGAAAGTAAAGTTGCTGAGGTTACTCCAGTTACAACTGCTTGCCCATAAGTGGCTCCAGTTCCAACAACTAGAATATCTCCAGTAGAGATTCCAGCAGTTACAAAAGTTGTACCACTTCCAGTTACTGTTTTAGCAGAAAGATTAATTGTTATAGTTCCAGTAAGACCCGCGCTTAAAGAATCTTTATTGCCCCAAAGAGCCATGTTTCCTTACCTATAATTCTTTGTATACAGATATTTATAAAAAAAGGAGACCTTAAGTTTGGTCTCCTTCTATTTATGTTCAAGGAGTAAGATCTTTTGCTCCCTTATCCTTCAAGACTTTTTGTGCCTGAAGAAGAACAAGTGAAAGAATTCCGTTTGATTTGACTTTTGGGTTTGCTCCCAATGCTTCTGAAACTGCAAGTGCAAGAGTCAGAAGTAAAGTTTGGTTAGCAAGACACCAAGCTACTAGAGCGGACATAATAACCTCCGTGTGAAGAGTATCCTGTCCTATTTAGAATCAGTCAAACCTCGAACTCATATTATCTTGTGCTCTCTTTTTAGCAGCACGAATCTTTGCTACTTTTTGAGCAGGTGATGCAGGAGCACCATATTCACCAGCAGCAGGTGGTTTCTTACCAGGAACTTTTTTCTCACCTCTTGGTTTAACACCCATTCTACCAGTTCCCATAGATTTAGCAACTAATTCAAATGCTGGATTGCGTGGTTTTCTTGGAGTTCCTGCTACTTTATCTTCTTTTCTTCTCTCATCAATTACTTCACCCTCAGGCTCATAATTCATCTTAAGTCCCATCGCTCTTAACTTATTCTTTGCAAGATTAAGTTTTGTTGGGATTTCTCTAGGATCCTCAACACCACCTTCACTCTTCTTGAGTTTTGGTTCTTTCTCATCTTCACAACCACATGCTTCTTCCTTCATCGCCTTATTCTTTGCTTTCCAAGCAGTTGCATAAGCGATTGACTTTTCTTTTTTGGTTAATCCACCATCAGCATATGATTTCTTAACATGCTTAACCATGCGCTCATACTTAGCACCAGGAGGAGCCTTTTCAATTAACTCTTCAGAATTTTCAACTTCTTCTTGAGAAAGTGGAATTCCTTTTTGAAGTTGCTGAAGTTTTGCCATCAGAGTCTTTTTCTGAAGAGCAACTGTCTGCTTATCTTGAGCAGCATCCTTTTTTTCAGCATCTGCTTTTTTATCTTCTTTCTTTTCTTCCTTTTCTTCTTTAATATTCTTCTCAGAATCTGGGAAGACTTTGATCAAACTTGAATTATTTACACCCTCTCCCGTCAACTTTTTTTCAGTCTTTTCCTCTTTCTTTTTTTCAATCAACTCGGCAAATCCATCTTGCCAATTGTAATCTTCTTTGCGAGTAGCAATTGCTTTACCAACTGCCTTGCGACGCTTCATCAGATACTTATCAGACTTATCATGATCACCATCATTGTCAACATCTTTGTCTTCCTGTCCAACAGGGTCTAATCCTTTACCTGCTTTTGCCTTTGCAGTTGAAGATCCTTTTGCCTTCTCAGACTTCGTTGGTTCTCCATATCCAGTCATCTCAACTGAAGAGATATTTGGATTAGCACGAAGTTCAGAGATCTTGGCACGGCTTGCCATTCTAACATAAGATTTGCCAGTTTTCTTATCGGTAACTCTTACTTTATATTTTGTTTCACCCGTTTCTTCAAGTTGAAGAAGATAATCATTTTGAACTTCTTCTACTTTTTCCTCAACTTTCCCAGATACAAATACATTATATAATGCAGATACAACTGACTCTGTTGCAAGTTTCTTTGTATCAACAAGATCTTCACCGAGAAGCATTTGCTTTGCTCTTGCCTTTACTGCAGGGGGTGCAGGAGACTTTTGAAGTTGTGCAGCATACGCTTTTTTTACAGTGACAGGATCAGATTTGCCACCTGCCTTAGCAGCCATCGTCTGCTTTACTTTATAACGAGTATCATAAGCTAGCTGTCTTGCTTGCTTTTCAATTTTTTCCTTTGCTCCACCGGCAGGAGCTGCTGTAGGTTTATCCATTAGGAGATTTAATTACTTATTCTTTCTATACTTATTTATGAAATTCAATCCAAAATTGATTTGACCATATGCAAGATTCTCTTTTCCAAGTTCAGATCCTTTGGTTTGTTGTGCTGCATACTTCGTATAACCAGAAGTTCCAGCAAGAGTATTAGGTTTTCCAGGAAGTCTCATCTTCCTGTCCATTCTTTTTTCTTGATATGCTTCAGTCACATCTTTAATCCAAGACTTAAACATAATATGATCTTCGGTTACACAAATCAGATAGTTAGTTCCACGACGAATAATACGTCCAACCAAACCAGTATTCAGGTTTTCTACTAACTGACCAACTTGATAGATCTTCTCTTGAACGTAATTTTCACGAAGATTGATCCAATCAAACTTAGGTGCGATTTCCCAGAGACTCCAACCTTCTTTAATTTGCATCGCAGAACGAAGAGTGTTATAAAGTTCTCTTGCCTGCTTTTCATTCATGGAAGCAGGAACACCCTTACGGAATGTTTTATAGTCCCCTTCTGCTGCTGCCTTTCTTTGCTTTGATGCAGACATTCCTGTTACATCATCATCAGAATCTGGATCCCTTTCTCCAGCAGAACGAACTTCTACATTATCAAACTGATAGAGTTTACCATTATATCCACCCGTCAGTTTTTCAAATTCTTTGACACGATCTGCACCACCAATGATTCTTACATTTGCATAACCATCCATATGCGCTTTCTTAAGCACATCAAAGATAGTACGATTTGCAGCATCATTTACAATTCTCTCACTATGCTGAGGAAACATTTGTCTCATCACAGATACTTTTGTATCAGCATCAAGAGGATTCTTTTTCTTATCTTGACTGCGTGAAGGGACAATAACGTAATCTCCATCATCAGAGGACTTTGCAACAGTATCAAGAAGTTTTTCGTGTCCCGTCGTTGGTGGATTAAAGCGACCGAAAGCAATCGTCAGAGTTCCCTTAGTCTTTTCCACTTCAGGCGGAACCATTTCCACAGGTTGTTGTGCCTGGGGTTCCTGTTGCGGCGCAGGTTCCTGTGTTGGTTGAGATAAACTCTTTTCCTGATCAGTTTGTGCTGGGTCTTGCTGACCAACTCTTTGACGCTTATTATAAAACTTCAGTTGTCCTTTTTCAGTCTTTGCAACAAACTCACCAGTTTTTTTATCATACCACCCACCATGCCCATCACCAACTAATCCCATGCGTTGAGCTTGCTGAACCGCAGTTGATGCAGCTGCCTCGGATAAAAATTGGAAAAGATTTTTCATTACTTACAGATTTCAGTAGTTATCGCTCGTTCGTTTGCAACAATGTACCTGAGGACACTATTCCTCATTTTCTTATATTTATTCATTTCCCTATCCGACTTACATAGGGAAATTTTTTTATCAAATGTCATGTAAATATGTGCCAGCAAATCATTGTATCTCGCACCCCTAGTTTTAGATGGTGATTCAAATGATTGGATAATATCTTTTATTTGAGAATTCATATTTCAAAAAGTCCTTCAAGTGCTTCTAAGTAATGTCGTGGATAAAACCGATAAACCTTTCCAGTTTTTGTAGTAGAACTTGCTACTTCCATTTTATATCTAATTTGAATGATTTTTTTATTTCCCAAAGAAATTACAATCTTGGGATCTCCAGTTGTACTGACGGAGACATCATATTTATTTTTAACCAAAAGATCTCTAAATTCTCTATTAGCAACTCTAGTCTTAACTTTGCCAGCACCCACAAATTTTACCAACTCGGTATTCACATTTCTAGATAAACCAAAAATAATATAATCAGCAAATTTTCTTTTGATGTCCGTTTCTTCGGGATCCCCAAGACCATTTGTTAATGCTTTAGCTGCATATTGATAAACAATTTTTGCACCCGCTTTTAATTGATTACCTCCACCAGTTTTTACGGCAACTTCTCTAGAAGGATATTTACGAGTATAAACCTCAGTGTCAAAAAAGTCATTAATAAAAGTATTGTATTGTTTATTAACTGGAGAAACATCCAAACCCATAGATCCAAATACATCTAAAAACTTATCAAATCCCTGCCCAGATACTTGATGAAATTGTTCTCCACCAGATACTTTAAGGGAATAATCAATATTTCTAAATCGTTTATCTGGATTGGTTGGAGAATTAATTTCAATCTTTACATCTGCCTTTGTTCCTTTTTGATCTTCGGTTCCAGCAGCAGTAACTTTTATCATATCCTGCCTTTCATTTATTGAAAGACCTCTAGCCTGTGCATTTAGTCTGCTATGAGTATTTGCAAAATTAATTGCACCAGTTCTTAAGTCACTGACCTTAGACCAATTTGTTTTGATAGATAAAAAGTCTAACGCTTTTTTAGGAATTGATACACTTACAGATACCGTATCAATTACAGCACTGCCAACATCATTTACGTTCTTAACGTATCCCTTTCTCATCATTTGAGATAAAACTTCATCAACATCGGAAGCAGTTACTGCTGGAAGAGTCTTTGCTGTTTTTTTCTTAGCTCTTTTTACAAATCGTGCAGCAACAGCAGCAGCAAAAAAAGCTTCAAACAAATCACCCCTATTTGCTGAAATTTTTTCCGCCATAGTTTTTTAACTATTTAGAATGCCCAAGAGAGGACTCGAACCTCCACGCCGAAGCACATGATCCTAAGTCATGCGTGTATACCAATTTCACCACTTGGGCAGTATTCGCTATTTGCGAATAGCGAATGGAGAATAGCGGACTCGAACCGCTGACATCCTGCTTGCAAAGCAGGCGCTCTACCAACTGAGCTAATTCCCCAAGAAACCCGAAGGTTTATTTTACCACAACATCGATGGCATCATCAAGATCTTGAATGACTGAACGAATATCAACAATACGTTCAGGAGTATGCTCAAGACCATATCCACGTTGTGCTTCAAACAGAACTTGACGAACTGCTGCTGCAGCACGAACGTCAAGTTTAAGCGTTACTTTTTTCATCGGTCGTCAGCGGCACGATTTTCAGAGAAGTAAACATCAAACGCACCCTCAGGATAACGCTTGAGAAGTTTTTGCACATTACGAGCAACCACATCATCAAGGGTCACTTCAAGAGCCATACAGGCTTGGGCAACATACCACATAATATCACCCAGTTCAATAATCATATGTTCCCGATTATCTTCATTGAATGGTTTGCCTTGGAAGATCATTTTCTTGACGATTTCCATAAACTCACCACCTTCGGCATTGATACCAACGGCAGCAGTCAGGAGTCGTTCAATATTAGCACCTTTCTCATCGAGTGCGACAAGACGATCAGAAAGAGAAAGAAAGTCTTTGGATGCATCAGAAGTTACAGCATCCACAAACTCAGCATACTTATCAAAATTAACGTGTCTAGCGGTTTCCATTAAAATTTAAATCCTTCAAACGACTTTTTGGGTTTCTTGTCCTCATCATTATACTCGTCATCTTGTCCAGAGTCAAGTATGTCCTTTTGAGCAGTTTGCTCACAATCATACAACCTCATCTTTGCCCTGTCAATACCCACAATAAAACGTTTGTAGATCGTAGGGTCATTGTATCTGTTCTTCAGTTGCTTCACCATAATCTGCCCAAGTGCCTCCAACTCTTCAGTGCTAATAAGGGCAAACATAAGATCAGCAGTAGCAGGGAGACCAAAGGACTCAGAAGTATCAGTAAGTTCAACATCGCTATTGCCATAACCTGAACGAGTGGTCTGAGTAGCGGAGACAATTGGGACATTAAACTCGACGGCGAGCCCCCTAAGTTCTTCAGCAATTGCTTTAATATATGAATATGAATTGACAGAACTGTTTGCCTTATGCCTAGAGGAAGCACATATATTAAGGTAATCAATGAAAATAATATCAGGTCTAAATGACTTCTTAAGTGCCAACTCATTAAGCAGTGCCTTAAAGTGTCCACTATGGGCAGAGGCAGTAGGATACTCTTTAATTATAAGAGTTCCTTGCGTTTTCTTTGAGATGTTTGTGACTTTGTTCTCAAACATCTGGCGTGGTAAATCAACCAATTGCTGAATCGGAACATTGAGAAGGTTTGCATCAATTCTTTCTGCAATTCTCTCTTCCGCCATTTCAAGAGTGATATAGAGTACGGACCTGCCCTGTAACAAGACGGAGCTAGCCAGATGACACATAAACAGTGATTTCCCAACACCCGTTCCAGCGAGAGCAATATTGAGAGTCTTGTTAGGTAGACCACCTTTCGTGATTTTGTTGAAATATTCCAGATCAAACTCAATCTTATCTTCTTTGCGGTGGTAAAATTCATATCGCTCCTCATAGTTCTGAAGATAGTCGTGACCGATATTATTATCAAAACTTACCGCAAGAGCATCAGAAAGAATTGATGGAATGGCATCACGATTCTTCTTTTCATTATTTCCATCAGCAATATGGATTGATTCCATAAGTGCCAAGTAAATGGCACGATCACGGCACCACTTTTCAGTTGTGTCCAACAACCATTGCTTATCTACAACAGAATCATTCAGAGATTTATTAATTTCTCGGATTTCTTTGATTTGATCTTCCGTTAAGTCAGTGCGATTCTCTACCTCAATATTGAGTGCTTCAATGGTAATTGCTGAACCATACTTAACAATGAACTGGACAATCTCTTCAAAAATGACCTTCTCGGTCTTTTGCTCAAAATAATCTGGTTGAATGAAAGGTATAACCTTGCGTGAGTAGTCTTCATTAAATACTAGGTTTCTGAGAATGGTTGTCTCAATTCGTTCCATAAGAGAATTGTTGTTTCGCGGCAGCATCAAGTTGCTGCATTACTTCTTCGGTAAAATATTCTTCAGGATTAGCAAGAATTTGTTTTGCATAAATTTTCTTGCCATCCATTTCATAACGGCCCGCGACATTTTTCCAGAGTCCAGCGAGTTCCCCGAGTTCCAGAAGACCATAATAGCGATCAAGACCGCGCTCATCATAAAATAGACGGATTTCAACTTGCTGGTTCTCCTTACTCAGACGCGACTTAGCAGTCTTTGCCTTGATAATGTTTCCAATAACTTCTTTTCCATCTTTCTCTTTTGACTTGCTGAGATAGATGATAGTAGAAGCGGCATACTTAAGACCACTACCACCACCCATTTCTTTTGTAGGAACGTAAGCGCCAATAACATCGTAGGTGTGGTTAGTTACAATCATAGGAATATTTGCCTGCCCCAACTTCAGAGTGAGCATACGGAATGCACCTTTGACCAGTTGTGATTTGGTCATATCACGAACTTGTTTGTCGTTCAGTGCATCAGTAATTTCTTTTTCGGTAGAAAGCATACCTAAAGAGTCTAACACAAACATGCAGGGTTTGCGTTCTCCTTCAGGTTTTTTTAAGTATATGTCTACGGCTTTAAGTGCCTTTCCGCGAAACTCTTCAATAGTAACAACATTAACAACCACAAGACGAGAAGTATCAATTCCACGAGATTCTAGAAGAGATTTAGTGATAGCAGCCTCAGTGTCAAAGTAGAGACAGTAACCATCGGGATGAGTATCAAGAAAATTCTTAACCACGGCGAGAGAGAAAAAAGTCTTTCCAGTAGAAGACCTCACCGCCAACTTCTTTTACAATTTCTTTAAGGAAATCCATCAAGCTACCATCCCGTATTCTTCACGAAGTATTTTTTTATAAGGCAAACCTTGTTCTTTAAGTTCTTTTACCAATTTAAGTTTTTGATATAAAGCAGTGTCTCCACCAAGAGCCATTGCATTAATAATTGTATTCAATTCTTCATCATTAATAGGTAAATCCATCATGCAAAAAATAGTTCAAGGTTTACAGTTTTTTCTATATTCCATCCAATCACATCAAGAATTGATTTGAGTGGATCAATAAAACTCTTTTCAAATTGTAGTTCATAGTCAATGTATTTGTCAAGACCAAGTTCTTTAGGAAAATCTTGAATAAATGAAATGACATTCTCTTGGATAATATTTGGTTTTTTAAGAAAAATATATTTAACTTTCTCACCATTTGAAATGAGTGAATACTTATTAGTTAATTTTTTTTCTTTTACATAGTGATTGAACAAAAGAGCACCACGAATATGAATAGGGGTTTTATGGGCGTAAATAGTTGATGAAGCGGCGTATTTGCGGACATCAGATGCTGTGCGAGGAAACGCAATTTGTTCTGGAGGAAGAGATTTAAATTCTGTTCTACACTTATCAATAAATGCAATTACATCTTCTTCGGTTCCACTCATCATCAACTTAAGTCCATCCTTAATCATCTTACGGCAAGGAGCAGGAGTTGAAGATTTAATTGCCTCAATGCCCATGATCTTGAGTTTGGGTTCTTCATAGCGAACACCTTCACTATCCCAGACATTTAAGATATAACGCTTCTTGGCAGTCCAGATTCCACGCTCGGCAATGTTCTCACGCTTCATCTGCATCTTCTGGTCATAAGCATTCACATACGTCGCCAGTTCTTCGTAGCAACCTTCAATATATTTTTCAAGTTCCATTCGACACACCTTATCAAGGAAAGAAACAATGTTCGTAGTAGTTGTCTCTCTCCCCTTGTATACACTTTGTACCAAAGGACCCATATTAAGATAAATGGAGTCAGTATCAGAAGCAATGACATAATCAACCTCATTTGTTTTAAGAATTTTGTTTAGATAGGCATTCATCTTGTTCTCGATCCAACGAATCGAAACCTGACCAGACAAGGTGATTGCCTCAGCATTTGCTAGTTTATAATACCTAAAGTATTGGTTTCCGATAGCACCATAAGCAGAGTTTAACTGAATCTTACGTGCCATCTGAATGTTATTGCACCTGGCAATCTCTTTTACCAATTCTTTGTTTTTAGTTTTCTCATACTCTTGCTTTGCCGCGAGCATTTTCTTTTTGTAAATAGTGCGGTCCTGATAGATCTTCTCCATCAGTTCAGGCAAGAATCCACGCACATCTTTACGGAACATTGCTCCATTAGCACAGACTGCCTTGTCCTTATACAACTCAAAAGTAAGATCTTGATTCAAAATCTTATCGACATTTACTGTTGGATGCTTCTCATCCAACAGAGTTTCTGGCGATATGTTGTATTGCATAATGAGGTGAGGGTATAGCGAGTTGAGGTCAAAAGACACAACCCAGTCATACTTTCCAGGAATAGGTTCTTTAACATAAGCACCAGCATACTTTGAATCCTTATCTGATTTTTCTTTGGGAGGAATAACAATGTTCCTCTTTTTCAAATAGTTGTAGATAATGGTATCCCACATTCTCACCTGATAAAACACATCTTCAAAGTTTACCTTTGCGTCATATGCCATTGTGAGAGCAAGTTCAATCAGTTTCATCTTATCTTCCAGCCGGTCAACAAGTTCCACGTCTTTGATGTTGTACTCTACAAACTTTTGCCAACCATTTGTGTAAAAGTCTTTGAAAGTATCAAACTCAGAGTGATCCAGTTTCTTCTGCCCAAGTTCCACATTTGCAATGTGATCCAGTCGATATGATTCCTGATTGGTATAAGTAAACTTCTTATACAGATCAAGATAGTCTAATTGTGAGATTCCACCAATATCATATGAAAGATATTTGCGACCAGAAATGTATGTTTCTTCCTCGGTTACAAGACCCCATGGAGACATACGTTTCATCAACTTTTCACCAAGAACGCGATCCAAACGACGAACAATATATGGAATATCGTAAAGTTTACTATTCCAACCAGTAATAACTTCTGGAGTATTCTCTTCAATCATCCACCAGTTGATGAAATCACTTAGGAGATCATACTCATTATTAAATCTTTTGTAATAGACATTACCTTGATTTAATTTGAATGGACCTTGACCCCAAGTAATAATTTCTTTTGTAGAATAATCTTGAATAGTAATGAGCAAAATTTCTTCTGCTGCAGATTCTACGTCGGGAAATCCATTTTCAGATGCAACCTCAATATCAAGAGTTGAGAGTTTGATTTTATTGATATCAAACTTCATCTCTTCTTCAGGATAAGTTTCGGATATGTATTGGTAGATAAATCTTTCGTTTCCGTAGATTTTGAATCCCTCTACACCATCATATTTCTTAAGAAAATCTCTAGACTCACGAACAGATCCTGGTTGAATTGCTTCAACATACTCACCACTCAAAGTTTGGTATTTGGTTTGCTTTTTAGCAGGGACAAAAAGAGTTGGAGAAAATTTCTCTCGTGTCATGAAATGCTTTCCATTTTCATATCCACGAACTAAGAAATGATCCCCAACCATCTGAACGTTTGTATAAAATCGCATTATGCAGTTAATTCAAAATATTTGGAAAGTAAATCCTCAGTTGGATCTACAATTGTCAGTATACTATCAGAATGAATCATAAATTCAGTCTGTAAACTAAAAGTAATCCAGGGTTCTAAAATAAAAGAATCAGAACGCTCTACAAGTTTAAATGGTTTAACTAGTTTGCAATCTGGTTCACCCAATTCAGAACCAACTTCGATAACTTCAGTAATTAAAATTGTGTCATTCTTCAGTAGAAGACACTTGATCGTCTGTTCCATCGGTGCTACCAAGATACATTTCTTTTAAAGATTCCAGTTCTTCTGGAGAGTATATTTGTGTGAGTTTCTCAAGATCTAAATTATTAAGATCAAGTTGTTCACGCAATTTTTGCATTTGATCATCACTTAAATTTGGAAGTCCTTTAGGTGCAGGTGGATTAGTCTTTTCCAAATACATTGCTTCCAGACTTTCAATGGGATCCACAATAGTTATAACATAACTATTTGGAACTGCAATTTCATCATTTGGAGTTAATAAAATCCAAGGACCAAGAGTGATTTGAACTTTATCATCTTGTTCCCTATTTTCATCAGAAACCAAAAATGGTTTATTAATCGTAACTTTATGTGGTTTTTTAAACAGGTAAGCTACGGTCTTTTCTTCCGAAATTATCTCTCTGGCATCTGTGACAATTTGTTCACCAGATTGCAATAAAATTAATTTGATTGTCATTGTTAAGGATATTCCTTTAGGTACTATAGCAATAAAAAGGGGAGGTGTCAACTGGATTTTGCCAGTTACCTCCCGTGCGCCGACGATATCTAAATGTATTTAGATTTAAAAAATCGATAATTAAAGATAGTCCTTTCGTTTATGATGATCTGGAACAATTCGTCCCAGAGTAACTGTCAAAAGCCCATCCTCAAAATCAACTGATCGAACTTCCGTGTCGTCAGAGAGCGTCCATGCTCGTGTAAATGACCGTTGAGCCAGACCCTTGTGGAGATAATTGGTTTCCGTTTCTTTATCCTCTTTCTGACCTTCAATAAAAAGTATTGTATGGAGGATAGTTAGAAGTTGTTTCGTGAAGATGAAAAAGACGATCAAAGTATTCATCCATTCCAATACTATACTTATTGATCTTTTCCATCAATGCAGGAAGATCCGCAGCAGTATACCTTGTAAGGTTAGTCATTATGGTAGCTCCTTTAAAAGCGAGTTTGTGTTTTGTGGACCCGTATGGCGTCCTCAATATTATATAGGTTTATATACTAAAAAAGCGGGTGTTAATTCCCACACTTTTTATTTCGGATATTACGACGTGAAAACTAAAAACATTTTTCGCCCTGAATATCAACTAATTTTTGAGTATTAGAGTGTGAAAATTAATTAAAAAATTTTATCCACTGAATACTGACTAAAGATTTGAGTATTAAGGGATGAAAACTTACAAGAGTTTTTCTTCTTGAATACTGACTAAAGATTTTGCAGCATTAAGGGTTGAAAACTTACAAGAGTTTTTCTTTTTGAATACTGACTAATATTTTGAAGAAAGTTGAATATTAAGTGATGAAAACTTATTAAAATTTTACTACTTGAATACTAACGAAGACCTTCTTCAACAATCATCTTGCGAACTTCTCGCCAAACTTCTTGGAGTTTTTTATCAGAACTAATCATTTCTTTTCGTATTTCAAAAACATCATTATTAGTTTTGATTGGATTTTGCTTAGAATCTAAACTCATACTAATTTTACAATTAGTAGATGCTTTACGTTTATGCCATTTATAATTGGAAGCAGTAACTCCAGCTTTCATGTGATATGGGGTCAGTCCAAAATAATATGCTTTCGCATATTTCCAAAATGGTGGTACTTTATAATCAGATCTCAATCTTGGAGTTCCTGTTTTAGGATTAAGAATAGTGTTAACAATCGTATAAACAAATTTTAATTTTTCACTTGTATAATTTAAAAGTCCTGGTTTAAGAGCATTTCCTTTAGCATTTAGTTCAAGTCCAACCCATTCTCTAGTTTCATTACTGAGTCTATAGGCGAGAATAGACATATATTTTTTAATCCAATTGGTTACTGCATCACTATAATCAGTTTTAATTCCGTAGGATTCATTTCTTGCCTCATTGATATCATCATTCAAAATAATTCTATCATTAAAAATATGAGAGTTTTTTTCTACAAATTCTTCATAGCTAATAGGAGCAAACTTTTTTAGTGTTTTTAAAGCACTAGGAAAATGTTGAATATAGTAAGCAATCGATTTTATATCGTTTAAATCTGTCTTTTCAATTAACTCGGGGTATACAAGCGATGCTACCTTTCTTGCTTTAGGAGTTACTTTTTGTGGGAAAAGAAGAATGGGATTATTTTTAGAATCTGCAAGAATTTTAAATTGATGCAAATCGTCAATTTTAAAAGCCTGTGCAAGACTATTATCAGATTGTGCTCTCATGTGAGCTTCTTCAACAACAAGAGTATCCCCATCTTCCAATTCAGGAATATTCAGTTTAATAAAATCTGAGTGTTCGATTTTATAATAATTATTTGTCTCTGGAACAAAAACATGTGTTGCTTTTTTTCCAATATCAAGAACAAGAATTTTCATAGTTTAAATTAAAGTATTAAGGGATGAAAACTTACAAAAGTTTTTCTCTTTGAATACTGATTTATTAGGTATTATGGAGTGAAAACTAATTCAAGTTTTGCAGCGTGAATACCGATTTTTCAGACTTTTCTATTATAGGGTACAAAAAAAGGGGAGTCAACCCCCCCCCCTAATCATTCGGCGTCTTCTGCCTTTTTCTTCTTAGAACCAATATTATACTTAGTCTCTAGAATCCAATCCCCCTTGTCCTTATAGGCAAGAACTTTAATCTGATTCAGTGGAGCAATATCCTGAATCTTATTTAAATCTACAATCTCAATCAAACCCCAATCAGCAAGAAGTTGGGCAATACGATTGCGACGTTGAACATCATTCACAGTCAGATTAGCATGTTTACCATCAAGGGCAAACAATTCTTTAAAGTGAACGAGGTAATATCTACCTTGCTTATGAAGAATATGGCAAGACTGATAGATTTTCTTTTCTTTACGTGATGCAACTCCGATACGGGTCAAAGTCTCACGAACCTTCAAAAAGTCATCAGGTTCGTTAAGAATCACTTCCACCATTTGGTCGGGCGTCCACTTCACTTCAGGTTCTTGAACGACACTCATTTTGTTCCTCCAGTTTCAAATTTCGATTTTATAAAAGTAAGTTGTTCTTTAGTAAGAATCCTCAAAGCTTGTTTTGCCTTTTCATTACTAAAACCATAGTAACGTTTAACATAATCAAGGTCTTTGATTTTATCTTGTCGGAGCCAGGGAGAAAATCTCTTCTTTTTCCTCAGACTATTTATAAAAAAGTCATATTGAAGTTTCTTTGGAAGGAAATGATATCGATTCATTTCGTTCGCAAACAGAATGCAATCAAGATGACCTGATAGACAACGATTGATAATATAAGGAGCATATTCCTTCTCAAGAGAGGGGTCTTCGTCAATCAGATGGTTCTTCGTTTGATTAATCGAGTTTAACCAGTCCTTCAATTCCATAATTAAAAAGTAGTAGTTCTTTACGTTGTTTTTGCTCACGCATATATTCACCAACCGAACGCATCGTGTAAGTCAAGTCAAACTCAGCAGCGTTCCAGTTCTTAAACCTATCTTTTACAAGTTGATCAGAATTATAACTTACCAACTGGTCCATATCGTTAGCATCGCAGTCAGCAGCAAACTTATCGTGATCAAATCCTTTGTGCATTGATCCCTTGTGCCCATAGAGATTATCCTTAATATCATAAGGAGGATCGAGATACATAAAAGCACCCTTGTTTCCATCCATCAGATAATCGTATGAGTAATTAGTTATACGCCAATTTTGGATTAATTCAGAATACGCAGGCAATTTTTGGATCCCTCGCATAGAGAAGTTGGCGTTGGAGGCTTGTTCAGAAAATGATGAACTCGCCGTGAGACCAGAGAAAGAGCACTTATTGACAACATAAAAAGCCACAGCACGATTAAAATTTGACACATTTTTGTCATTGATCTGTTCCTTTGATTGGAGGAAAAGTTCTCTTGCTTTGTCTGGAGTATTATTTGCTGTCTTTAAATCAACTAGTTCACTTTTCAAATCATACCCAAACATCTGGAGTTGCTGCCAGAAGTTTACCAATGGTTCATACAGATCATTTACCCAAATATCTAGGTGAGGATATTTTTTAGTGATATGAATCGCAACACTTCCACCACCAAGAAATGGTTCTCGGAACTCATCATAGTTGCGAAGGTCTGGAAAGTAAGGGTCCATCTTGATGCAAGCACGGGACTTGCCGCCAGGATACCTTAAGGGTGTTTTAAGACTCTTTAGACTGGTCATAATCTTTGGGATGATACTTCAAATACTCTCTAAAAGTGAGTTTCATTTCTTTCTGCGTCATACCACAATGCTTTGCGGCAGCAGGTATAGTCATTTTAGCACGAAATAGTGCTTCGTTTGCTTCTTTTACATTCTCAGGAGTTGTCTTTACTGGAACCTCATAAAGAGATGCCTTATCAATTTTCAGCAGACCCATTTACACACCTCACAACAATTTTAGTATCTCTGGTTGCTTCTGCCATTTCACGATAACCAGTTCCAACATAAATCTGACCACCAACAACAGCAACAGCACAGGCACCCCAAAAAATGTAGTACCACTTAGACTTGACTTGATGTTGTTTCTTGAGTTCATCAAGTTCTTCGTGAATGTCCTGATGATGAAACCTCAGGGGTTTTTGAATTAGTGCTTTCAGTTTCTTGTTTTTCATTTAAACTCACATTCAACCATTAGTTCAGTTAGACAGGCAAGCATATTGATTTCTTGGTCTGCTACGAACGCACTCTGATACTGATACTTAGCAAGCACAAGCACAGCAGCAGGAATACTATTGTTTTCAAGGGCGCTATAAAGAGCATCGTAAATACGACGCAACAATAAAGTAGTATCATTGTCCATATTAGCCACCACCCACTTCCGAACTTCAGGGAAGTTCTTTTCTTTAAGGTTTTGAAGGAGATCATTTACTGCAACATCCGAAAAAGTAGCGAGAATTCCAGAATCAATCTGCCCACTTACAGAGTATCTTTGACATTCATTGAGGACTCGTCGCCAGTCTGGGAAGTGTTTGTTGATAAGCTCTGCAAGTACTCTTTGATCGAATTCGACACCTTCCGCATCCAAGATGTTTTGTAGACGCTTGAAGAAGGATCCTGCCAGTGCGGTTTTTTCTTTCCCTTTGATAGAGAAGTCGATGACTGCACATCGGGAGTGGAGGGGTTCAATGATTTTGTTTTTGTAGTTACAGGTGAAGATGAATCTGCAATTTCCAGCAAATTCCTCAACAAACGCCCGTAGGAGGAGTTGTACATCATTCCCTGTGTTGTCTGCCTCATCAATGATGACGACTTTGTGTTTAGCATCTGACGAAAGTGAGACGGTCGAAGCGAAGTTCTTCGCATTGTTTCGGACAGTATCGAGGAATCTACCTTCGTCGGATCCATTGATGACATAAACATCTACTCCCAATTCATTGCAGAGTGCTTTTGCAACTGTGGTCTTACCAATACCAGGAGGACCAGCAAGAAGCATATTTGGAATTTCACCCTTATTTAGAAACTCTTGAAAAGTCTTTTTAGTACTTTCGGGGAGAATACATTCTTCAATGGTCTTGGGTCGATACTTCTCAACCCAAATAAAATCACTATTCATAATCAAATCCAATTAGGTTTACGCTCAGGCATACGAAGGTAGTTATCCTTCACCCAAGGTTTTGAAGCAATGTACCTTTTATAAGCAGTAAAGGTATCAATGCTATCATCAAATTTCCATTCTTCGGGCATTGCCCTAGCAAATGGAGTCACTTCAGTTATCTTGCCTTTAGGAAAAAGATAATAGGCATCTACAAGAGTCTTGTAGCAGGAGTGGACCTTATTATAGCGTAGTTGATACTCATCACACAAATTCATCCCCCACTTAATCAACCAATAGGCATTGTGGATACTATCCATTGCCCATTTGGTACAGGGATGATTACGAAACGCACCTTTTTCAGTTCTGTAGGGAACACCATCAGCCTTAGGGAGAGTGCCGTAGTTATGACCCCACTTTTCAGAGGCAACAATGGAGAGCATTTGACAGCACTCCAAAGGCATCTTGACAATGTGTTTATCGGGAAGACAGATGGCACTCTCGGCAGGAAATGGTGATGTTACGAATATATTCATCCAAAGGTAGAATCAGGTTCCAGAGCAATATAATACTTCAAATTATACTTGGTGTTCGTGAACTGAGACAAAAGTTTAGAAGACACCACAACATCATAGGCACCAGGAATAATTTTAATATTCTCTACTTTGAAGTTGAAAGTAAATTCAGCATCAGTCTCACCAACCACAATGGCGTATTCGTTAGAAGTATCGTTCTTCTTATCACGGACCACCAGTTTGATGACGCCGTTCTCACCAACGGCAGACAGGTCGGGCAGTTGATACACTGCTGCTGCCTTGACCAATTTCTCCAGAGAAGTGCTGTCCAGTTGGAAACACACATCTTCAGAAGGAAGTTGAATTGCCTTATCGGGAGGTGAAATAATCACGTTGGGGTCGGCATAGAAATACTTCACCCGACGCTTACCTTCTTTAATGCTGAGATAAGAATCTTCAGTAAAATCAAGGTCAGGGTCTTGATGAAGACCAAGACCATTCAGAAACTGATTCAAATCATAGATGGCAAATTCGCGGGGGAACTCCTCAGAAATATCTGCTTCGGCAAGAATATTTTTTGCCACAGAAATCGTGCGAAGTTGATTACCCCTTTTCACAAGAATAGAATTGTTGATGCTTGCGAAGTTCTTCAGAAGGGCAAGGGTATTATCAGAGAGTTTCATAGTTTGAGGTTTGAGTTTCATAATCAACGGAATTCAGTGAGACCATTATCTTTTCGAGAATAATGACCATCAAAGTGAAGCAGTAGCATAGCATAGTGAATGACTTTCATCAAATCACGCTTGTTGCGTCCATCCTTGTCTCCATAACGAGAACCATATTTTAGGATGTTTGCTTGACAGAAACCTGCAGCAAGTTTCTTTGCTGCCATCAAATCAATAGTTTGAATATCAGCATATCCATCACTATCGCCACAATAATGTCCGTGATAGGTGCTGGTTACATAATCCTCAACGTCTTTAAGGATTTTATCTTCATTATATTTCCAAAGATTGTTTTTGGTTTCGCTCATGGTAACAGGAATTTTTTCAAGGTTAAGGGTTCCACTACCACCATCAGATAGTGTGAATTGAAATTGGTTCAGACTTATGTGGTCTTGTCCCTCGCCACCAGGGACTCTAGAACCAGTTACATTTGTACCGAAGTTATCGGAATAAGGATACTCATCCATAATAAAGGGGAAGGGTCATAATTTACCTTCCCCAATTATATCAGAATGGAGCGTCCTGGTCAACTTGTTCGGTAGGAAGTTGGAAGTCAGCATCCACTTTATCATACAGTTCCAGGAAGGACTGCTTGGTTTCATCGTCAAAGCGGTTCACACACACTTGGATTGCCTTTGCCTTATCTTGGAAGATGCTGTAGGCACGGATGATGTGAACCAGGCGGCGGGTGCTGATGATTTCCTCAATACCACCATCGTAGAAGGTCTTACGGATGATGTCTGCCCAGTCTACAAGGCGCTTGCAGAAGTCGCGGTCTTCCACGCCAAGATCCAGAGCGATGCCTTCCAGGATCTTCTGCTCAACTGCAGGGGCAGGATAGGTCTGCTCAAGGGTCACAGGGAAACGCTCAAGGAACGCTTCGTTGAGCACGTTGGTGCCGATGAAGCGACCATCATCAGAACCCTTACCTTTGGTGTTGGCGGTGGCAATCACATTGAAACCAGCGGCAGGTTTCACAAAACGACCGATTTTCTTCAGGAAGACACCCTTACCTTCCAGGATAGACTGGAGGCACAGGATCTTGTTGGAAGCAAGGTCAATCTCATCCAGCAGCAGCACGGCACCACGCTCAAGTGCCTCAACCACAGGACCATTGTGCCAAACAGTTTCACCATTCACCAGGCGGAAACCACCAATCAGGTCATCTTCATCGGTTTCAATCGTAATGTTTACACGGATCAGTTCACGTTTGAGTTGAGCACACGCTTGCTCCACCGAGAACGTTTTACCATTACCCGAAAGACCCGTGATGAACGCAGGGTAAAAGATACGGGACTGAATAATTTTTTTAATATCACCAAAGTTACCAAACTTGACGAAGGTATCATCTTTATCAGGAATGAGGTTTTGTTCGATGGAAGGAAGGGCAGCAGGGGCTTGGAAAGAACGCTCAATCTCTTCGACCCGTTCTTGAGTCACTTCAAGATTCCAGCGACCACGAGAAGTTTTGTATTGTTCAAGGCGACGAGTCACAGTTTGATAATTGAGACCGCGAGAAGCACAGAAACCCTTAAGGTCACCAGAAGTAATTTCGGAACCATAAAGTTCTTGGATGGAAGCAACCAGTTGTTCGTCTTTCAAAGCAATCTTGCGAGTCATGATGTAGTTAGGTGGTTTTGTTAACTGAAGATATTATACACACAAAAAAGGGGCATCTAAGTGCCCCATGTGACAGTTTAGAAAGTGGTTACCTTGTTCTCTTTTTAGTCAATCTAATTGGTGCTGGTCTTTCAAAAGAAGTACCTTCTTGTACTATTCCATCACCATCACGATCCCTAGCATTCTCATTATATCCTTCTAATACTTCAGGTTCTGGCGTTTTTTCTGTGTACAAATCTGAAAATCTGCTCATTAGACCTAATAGAATTCTTTGAAATATTTATCAGGCAACGAGTTCCACAAACTCTCCCAGAATCTTTTTGTTCATTTTCTTAGACTTCAAACTCTTTACAAAAGCAGATTTGATTTGAGACTTAGTGGCATCTTCTGCAACTTCAAACTCACTATTCTGAGCAAGGGCATTGGCAGAAAGACCGAAGTAAGAATGATAACCAGACTTTTTGATAGTGAATGCTTTTTCTTTTTTCCAAGCGGCGATTACTTTCTCATAATCAGATCCATAATATCCATAATAGCGGCGAATGAAGTTACCAGCATCACGACCTTCAAGAACACGGATACCGATGAAGTTAATATCAGTGAAGCAGTCACGAAGATTACGAAGCAGAATATCAGTAAATCCATGCCACTCAACATCACAGGAATAGGTATTACCAGTTTTGCGGTCACGCAGGAAAGCATTAGGACCGATATGAGCAGTGCCCATAAAAGGTTCTTGCTCCCAGTGACGCTGAACCTCACGATGATACTTGATCATACAAGCCTCACCATCAGTCAGCACAACACACTGAACTTTCTGGAGTTTATTCTCTTTCTGGAACTTGGGCAGAATCTGATGAAGGGCAATCAGTGCTTCATTCAAAGGAGTTCCAGACAGACTCAGACCAGTAGGAACAGGATACCGAGTTTGGGTCCAGCGACCATAAGAATAGGCAAGACGATAGATATTCTTCATCTGTTCTTCCAAAGTCTTACCATTCACCTTACTAGTCAACAGGTTCATCATAGAGAACCATTCACCAACTTGAAGCAGACCATCTTTCTTCTTATAAGCAAGTTCGCGGAGATTTGCTTTGCCTTGCTCATCATAAGTTACGAGAGGATATTCAGTCGTAAAAGCATAAACCTCAAAAGGAATAGAAACTTTCTTACAGAACCACACAAGGTTAAAGAGTTGTTTGACGGTATCCAGCATCACATCACACATCGAACCAGACCAGTCCAGAACAAACACCAGACCGTGATTCTTACCATCGGCAAGAGTGGTCACCTTGCGGAACAGGTCTTCATTGTATTTGTAGGTATGAAGTTTAGAGCAGTCAAGAACACCAGTGCGAGCGGTAGAAGCACGAGAATAAGAGTCTGCTGCTTTACGGCACTCAAACTCTTTTACCAGATAATTAACTTCTTTCTGGGCAGAACGCTTGAACTGATTGAATTGAGCATCAGGAATCTCAAAGATAAGTTCTTTCTGATATCCCATCCCTTCAATAAAGTTGCTCCACTCATCCCGACAACGATTGTGAATCTCAGCGTTAGGAACAACAATCTTTTTCAGATCAAGTTGAGGCAGTTCCAGATACACATTCTCATAACCATCACGATTGACGAGTTCTTTCAGTGCTTCTTCCAGATTGTCCATCGTCTTGACTTCTGGTTCTTCATCTTTCTCACCACCAACAGGAACATTAGGTCGTTTCTGTTGCTCAGCAGTTCCACCATAAGAATCAGTTTCGCCAGGTTGCTCCTGGTCATTCTCACCTTCCTGCTGGTCAGAGAAGTCGGAAGCGGGTTGATTAAAACCACTCTGCTGCGATTCCAGACTATCCAGTTGAATCTTGGTTTCTTCCTGTTGTTTTTGCTTACAATACTTGTAGAGTGCCTCAGCAGCAATCAGAACCTCAGGGAAGGTTTCGGTATCAGCAATCTGATTGATAATCTCAGTCTCTTCTCCACGCTCAATCAAAATATCGGTGAAATTACCAATCTTGAACCACAAGTTTACACGGTCGGCAAGGTTCATTTCATCAATCTTCTCATCAGCAATCTGGAAGAAATCGTCCTCAGCAAGCTCCTTGTAACCATTAAAGAAAGTCTTGGCAAGACCAGGATACCGACGCTTCATCAACTTTTCAATGCGAGCGTCTTCCACAATATTCACGAACTGCGGAGGAACCTTGACTTTCTCAATCCAATCTTCATCAGGCGTATAGAGGGCGTGTCCGACCTCGTGCCCCACCAGCAGATCATAGACAATATTACTTGCTTTCTCCCACATCGGAAGAGTAAGCACACGGGTATGAACATTGAACTGGGCAGTCTCTACCTTTTTGTGCTCAACAATAAGGTCTTCGGTAGCAAGAAGTTTAGCAAGTTGGGACTTGATTTCGTGACGGACGGTCATTTGACTTGAATCGTATGAACGTATAATACAGAAGAACCTCCCCTTTTGGGGGAGGTCATGTGACACTTCTTGAAGTGGGCAAGCCGTGCCTTTGCTTGTCGGAGTGCTTGCGGTTTCAGTTTCCGCTTCTGCTCCTTCTTGCTGTGATGTTGCCAGTTGGGAGTGGTCATTTTCCTGCTGATTCTTGGGACATCATACGCGAAAATCCTTTGACTTTCTCGAACCTTATGACACTTTCGAATTTGTCATGAAGGTCTGCCTTATGAGAAATCACAAAGATATTAGCATCCTTAATGACATAACGAATAATCTTCAGGAACTCATCGGTGCCGAAACCATCAAGTGAGGAATCAAATACCTCATCCATAATCAGCAGATTGGTATTGACGGAGTTTTTGACTCGGGCGACTTCTCTCCAAGTGAAGAGAAGGGCAAGGTCGATTCTCATTTTCTCACCCTCACTGAAGGAA